GCTCATCAGCAGCTCGGCGGGCCGATCGTGCTGATCTGGGACAACGTCAGCACCCACCTCGACGCCCGGATGCGCGCCCTGATCGAGGCGCGTCCGTGGCTGACGGTGTTCTACCTGCCGACCTACGCACCCGACCTCAACCCGGTGGAGATGGCGTGGTCGCACCTCAAACGCAGCCTGGGCAATCTGGCCCCCTGCACACTCGACGAACTCGCCAAGGTCATCCGCAGCCGACTCAAGCAGATGCAGTACCGCGCCAGCCTCCTGGACGCCTTCCTGGCACACACCGGCCTGATCACGAACCCGAGATCGACATGAAACCTCAAACTTTCAATCTCTGTAGTAGACACACTGACACAGGCGATATCCAACCTGGGCGTGCTTCTGGTGCTGGCACTGCTGACCATGTGGTAGGACACGCTGATTATCTGGTGGTGACACAGCATGCCGAGAAGCAAAGGCAGGGCTGGTCGCCCCTGGCGTAGGGCACGGGCTCAGGTGCTAGCTGCTTCCAATATTTGCTGGCTCTGTGGTCGGCCTATCGACATGGACTTGCCTCCGAATCATCGTATGAGTGCGACAGTCGATCACATTGACCCGATTTCTCGTGGCGGCGATCCGCTAAATATCGCGCTGCTTCGTCCTGCTCATCGGTCCTGCAACAGCAGCCGAGGAAATAAGGACCCGAAGCCTCGTAGGCGACAGTCACGGGACTGGTAGGGCGGCCACGGGGGTGCCTTGCCCTCGAAGAATTCCCGAACCGGGTGACCCCCCACGCAGGCGACCTTTTTTTGTGCGAAACGGCAGGGGGACGTCACGATGCGTGAATCCGCAGGCCAGCGAGCGAAGTCAAGCAAGCGTCCGGACAGGTACGACGACGAGAATCACGGCCCCATTGAGACGGCTGTACGTCGCGAAATCGCGGAAATCGGCCTCGAAGGAAAGATGACGGACTCCTACGCGGAGATTTGCTACAACCTCGCGCGCACGCTCGACAACGGCGCTGGATATGTCGCGGCGGCTGTCGCCAAGGAGCTCAGGGAGACGCTTCAAATGATTGAGGAGGCTTCCGGTGACGACAACAGCGCCGACCTCTTCACTCGACTCGCAGCTCATATGCCTTCCCCGGTTCGGAACGCCTCGTAATTACGACCGTCCGACGTATGGGCCAATGGTCGGCGAGATTGCTCGAAGTCTCGGCACTCCGCTCATGCCCTGGCAGCAGTACGTCGTTGACGTCGCACTTGAGTACGACCCTAATACCGGCCTCCTGTTCTACGAGGAGGTCGTATTAACGGTCCCTCGGCAGTCGGGCAAGACCACGCTGCTTCTCTCGGCCATGGTTCAGCGAGCCATCGGCTTCGGGGAAAAGCAGCGGATCATCTACACGGCTCAGAACCGAATTTCGGCCCGCAAGAAGTGGGAAGACGAGCACGTAGAGACGCTGAGGAAGTCCAAGGAGTTCAAGAAGCTCTTCAGCGTCCGGAAGCAGCTCGGCCAAGAGGCTATCCGCTGGAACAACGGCTCGACGCACGGCATCGAGTCCAACACCGAGAAGGCCGGTCACGGCGAGACGCTCGACATGGGCGTGATCGACGAGGCGTTCGCTCAGGAAGACGATCGTCTGGAGCAGGCATTCAAGCCCGCGATGAGCACGAGGCCGCTGGCTCAGCTCTGGGTCCTCTCGACGGCCGGTAACGCCAAGAGCACGTACCTCCGGTCGAAGGTGGACGCCGGACGTGCTCATGTCCGCGAAGGACTCGACTGCGGCGTCTGCTACTTCGAGTGGTCGGCTCCTCCGGAAGCCGATCCTGGTGACCCTGCTACGTGGTGGGCCTGCATGCCTGCGCTCGGGCACACGATCAGCGAGAAGAAGATCGCTGGGTTCTACAAGTCGATGAAGCTGCCGGAGTTCCGGCGTGCGTTCCTCAACCAGTGGCCGGACGACTCGCCTGACGAGTGGCTGGTCATTCCGAAGCCGTCCTGGGACAACCTCTTCGACGAGGACTCGGACGCCAGGGACCTCCTGGTCTTCAGCGCCGACGTCACGCCGGACAGGTCCATGGGCTCGATCGTGTTGGCCGGCAAGCGGTCGGACGGTCTGATCCATGTCGAGCTGACGGACAACAAGCGTGGTACCGGCTGGATGCTTGGCCGGCTCATCGAGCTCAACGATCGCTGGAAGCCTGCCTGCGTCGCCATCGACGAGCGCGGGAACGCAGCGTTCCTGATCCCTGGCCTCATCGCCGCTGGCGTGAACGTCGTCAAGCCGTACGCACGAGAAATCGCGTCGGCATCGGCCTACGTGTACGACGCCGTGACGGACATGAAGACGATCCGGCATCTCGATCAGCCCGAGCTCAATTCGGCGCTGGCAGGAGCCGTCAAGCGTGAGCTCAGCGGCGGTTGGTCATGGGCTCGGCTCAGTCCGAGCGTCGATATCTCGCCGCTGGTCGCGATGACCAATGCCGTTTGGGGCCTTGAGCTGAATCCGAACGCGCACAAGAAGAAGGGCTCACGCCCGAAGGTCCGTTTCCTGTGAGGTAATCCGTGCCCAAGTTTTCAGGGCTTTCTCTGTCACGGGCTGGCGCGGTTCTGGGGTCGGTCCTCCTCGTCCTCGGAGTCGCGCTGTCCTTCGGCTTCGCATACTCCCTGATCCTCCTCGGAGCGCTGATCCTTACTGGCTCGCTCCTGTTCATCGACACCGAACCGGACGAGCGGAAGGAGCTGCGTAGGTGAACCTCCTTCAGCGCGCACTTTCAGGAATTCGGCGAGACGAGAAGCGCTACAGCTTCTCCGACTGGGTAGCGGACAAGCAGCTCGGTCTTAACGCATCGCCGTTCTATGGCTGGTCCTATTCGGCCAACGTCGAAGAGGTCGAGAACAGTTTCGTCGGATACATCAACGGCGTTTATAAGGCCAACGGCGTGATTTTCTCGTCGATCGAGGCGCGCAAGCTCCTGTTCACCGAGGCGCGTTTCCAGTTCCAGCGTCTTCAGAACGGCACGCCTGGCGAGCTGTTCGGCACTCACGAGCTCGACATCCTGGAAAATCCGTGGCCGAACGGTACGACTGGCGACCTCCTTGCCCGCATGGAGCAGGACGTCAGCCTCGCTGGGAACTTCTACGCGGTCCGTGAAGGCAAGCGTCTCCGGCGACTTCGACCCGACTGGGTTTACATCGTCTTGACGTCTGCGCCTGACGAGGCCGTGAAGTCCGACATCGCAGGCTACCAGTACCGGCCTGGCGGACTGAATTCCAACGCCGAGGCCAAGACGTACCTCCCGAATGAGGTCGTCCACTGGGCTCCAATTCCTGATCCCGATGCGCAGTACCGGGGAATGAGCTGGATCACTCCGGTCATTCGCGAGGTCATCTCGGACAAGGCCGCGACGCTCCATAAGTCGAAGTTCTACGAGAACGCGGCGACTCCAAACATGGTCGTGTCCTTCAAGGAGACGGTCACGGAGGACCAGTTCGAGCAGTACATGGAGGAGCTCGCAGCAGCTCATCAGGGCGCTACGAACGCCTACAAGACCATGTATCTGGCTGGTGGCGCTGACGTAAGGGTTGTCGGCTCCGACTTCGCTCAGATGGACTTCAAGGCCGTCCAGGGCGCTGGTGAGACTCGCATTGCGGCGGCTGCTCGTGTGCCGGCAATCATCGTCGGCCTGTCCGAGGGTCTGGCGGCTGCCACCTACAGCAACTATGGCCAGGCTCGTCGAGCGTTCGGCGATCACTGGGCTCGTCCGCAATGGCGTTCGGCGTGTGCGGCGCTTTCCACGGTCATCAATGTCCCGAGGGGCTGTCGCCTCTGGTACGACGACCGCGACATCGCGTTCCTCCGTGACGATCAGATGGACATCGCGAAAATCGCGGCGATGAATGCGCAGTCCATTCGATCCCTCGTTGAGGCCGGTTATGAGCCCGACGCAGTTGCGCAGGCGATCGTCTCGGATGACCTGTCAATCCTGATCGGCAATCACACGGGCGTCTTCTCGGTTCAGCTTCAGCCTGCTGTTGATCCCGACGCTGATCCAACGGACGTGGACCCCGAACCTCCTGATCCGGACCTGATGCCGGACGACGGGGACGATCCTGTTTCCGCGAAGGAAGGTAATTAGCGGTGGAAGTTATCCGCGACCTCGATATCGTCCGCGCGGTTCCGCCTTCTGCCCTTCTGCGCGCGGAAGACGGGCCCGCGAATTCCATGCCGACTATGACCGTTCGGTTCTCCCAGTTCGACACCTGGTACGAAATCGACTCGGTCTGGGAGGGGCGGTTCCTGGAGCGCACCGTGAAGGGTGCCTTCAAGAAGACGATCTCCGAAAATCGGCAAAACGTGAAGGTCCTGTTCGACCATGGATATGACCCTTCAGTTGGCAACAAGGTCCTCGGCGCGATCGAGTCGCTGAGCGAGGGACCTGACGGCCCTGTCGGCGAAGTCCCGCTGTTCGACACCTCATACAACAGGGACCTGCTCCCTGGCCTTGAGGCCGGTGTCTACGGCTCCTCGTTCCGGTTCCGCGTGATCCGCGACGAGTGGAACGACGATCCTGGCCGGTCCGAGTACAACCCGGACGGAATTCCTGAGCGGACTATCAAGGAGGTCAGGCTCTTCGAGTTCGGTCCGGTCACTTTTCCGGCCAATCCTGATTCGACGGCAGGTGTCCGGTCTCAGACCGACATTTATTACGAGCATCTCCGCAGCCGAGAACCGCAGAAGGTTGCCGACCTGTATGAGCGTGCTCGCTCTCTCCGCACCCTGCCGACCCTTGACGGCAGCGCCGCGTCCATTCCGAACCTCGCGCCGGTTGATGCCACCCGAGGTCTTTCCGCAAGCGCACGAGAGCGAATTCTCGCGCTTCCGTTTCTGACTGAGGGAAACAAGTAAATGAATCTCACTGCACGTCTCACCGAGGTTGAGAACGAGCTCCGCAGCATCCACGAGGGCGCTGGCGGCGACGCTCTGACCGCCGAGGCCGAGGCTCGCTGGGACGAGCTGGTCACTGAGCGGGACAGCCTGAACGCCTCCATCCGCAAGGACGAGGAGCGTCGGGCGCTGGCCAACGAGCTGGCCGCGAAGCCGGCGAACGTCCAGACTGGCGACGGCGTCCGTAGCGCGCCCAACGTAATCGTCAAGCGCAGCCCGTTCGAGGCCATTGAGAACCGCTCCGGCATGAGCGGCCAGGAGTACCGCAAGGCGCTCGTGGACGCGAACCTTCGCGCTGCCGAGGGTCTGATCGACGGTGCCGCGAACGAAAAGCGGTTCGAGTACCTGGTCAAGCGTCACGCTGGTGACACCGACTGGGCCAAGAACATCCTGGCTCGCTCCCGTCCCGAGTACACCTCGGCCTGGAGCAAGCTCATGCGCGGTCGTCCCGAGATGCTGACCAGCGAGGAGCGCGCGGCGCTGGCCGTGAGCACCAACACTCAGGGCGGCTACCTGGTCCCGACCCACCTGGATCCGACGCTGATCCTGACGAACGACGGCTCGTCCAACGTCATGCGCAGCATCGCCCGTGTCGTGACTCTGACCAACGGCGCGAACGTCTGGCACGGTGTCAGCACCGCTGGCGTTACCGCTTCGTGGGATGGCGAGCTCACCGAGGTCTCGGACGACTCCCCGAGCCTGGTTGGTCCGTCGATCCCGGTCCACAGCGCCAAGTCGCTGGTTCAGGCGTCGATCGAGGCGTTCGAGGATATCGACAACCTGTCGTCTGACGTCCTCATGATGTTCGCGGATGCCCGTGACCGGCTTGAGGGCGCTGCGCACATGACCGGCTCCGGCTCGAACCAGCCGCGCGGTATCTTCACCGCTCTGGACGCCAACACCAACGTCGAGCTCGTCTCGACCACGGCGGCGACCATCGGCGAGGTTGACCTGAGCGCGCTCTACAAGGCCGTTCCGGTTCGGTATCGTCGCAACTCGTCCTGGGTCATGAACCCGCTCTACAACCTGGCCATCAAGCGTCTCGGCACTGCCGTCAGCTCCGCCTTCTCCGGCGACCTGCGGCTCGCTCCGACCGACGCGATTCTCGGCCGTCCGGTTGTGGAGAGCGACGACGCTCCGTCCACCCAGACCACTACGGTTCGGGACAACGAGATCGTCTTCGGCGACTTCTCGAACTACGTGATCGTGGACAAGCCTGGTTCGACCAGCGTGGAGTTCATTCCCCACATGTTCAACCCGACCACGAACCTGCCTGACGGTCGTCGGGCCTGGTACATGCACTTCCGTACCGGCGCTGACTCGGTCAACGACGGCGCGTTCCGCCTGCTCCAGGACAAGACCTCGGCGTAACGGAATTCGGCTCTGGCGTACTGCTGCGCGCTGCGCTGGAGCCGTTTCAACGAGGAGGGTCGGTTTTCTGCGGGGATGCCGACCCTCCTTCAATCCCCGCAATTCCCGCGCATTAGGAGTTTCAGCATGCGTCGCGTTCGAGTTCGACCGGCCTCTGAAGGCGGTCCCTGCGCCGTTCAGCACCCTGTGCACGGCCAACTCATCGTCCCGAATCCGTCCGAGACCTACGACGCCAACGATCCGCTTGTTCGGGCGTTCCCGTGGCTGTTCGTCGATATCACCGAGGCGGGTTCCCCGGCTCCGGTAGAGCAGGCGACCAAGGCTCCTGGTGAGAAGCGCGCGTACACCAGGCGGAACCGTTGATCCAGGGCTCGGCCGTCATCGGCATCATCGACAACGGCTCCTGGTCAGCCTGCTTCGGCCTGTCGTTCGCCGAGACGATGCTCTACGACGCAGGAGCCGGCCAACGGTTCTACCGAGGCCCGAGGCCCTTCATCAGGGTCACGGCCGGAACGATGGGACTCGTCGCTGCCAGGAACGAGATCGTACGAGGCTTCTTGGACAAGACCGAGGCCGAATGGCTGGTCTTCATCGACACGGACATGGGATTCGCTCCCGACACCGTGGACCGTCTCATCGCCTCGGCTGATCCAAAAGATCGGCCGGTCGTAGGAGCGCTCTGCTTCTCCCTCAAGAAGGAGAAGGGGAACGACTACTACGCCCAGTCGAACAGCCTCAAGCCGACGCTGTATCAGTACCATGAGCTGGAGAACGAGGTCGGCTTCGCTGCCATCTACGACTACGAGCGGGACGCTCTGGTTGAGGTCTCCGGCACTGGAGCAGCGTGCATCGTCATCCACCGATCGGCGCTGGAGAGAATCCGAAAGTCGCTCGGTGACGTCTGGTTCGACCAGATCACTCACCCGACAGGCGATCACGGTAAGCCGAGGCAGTTCTCCGAGGACTTGTCCTTCTGCGTGCGGCTGGCGTCGATGGATACGCCCATCTACGTTGATACCTCGGTGAAGACGACCCATGAGAAGGGCGCTCTTTACCTGGACGAGCCTACGTATGACCGCTTCCGCGCCATGTCTGCGGCTGGCTCCTGATCCTCGTCTCAGTCTGACGAGTACGCCTAGACGGTCTGAGATCGCCTCTTGGGTACTTATCATTTCCTAGCTCAGAGGGAGTACGCCTATGGCTCTGGGAGACACGTACGCGACTCTGGAAGAGCTCAAGGCGTACATGTCGATCGACAAGCCGACGCTGAGCCTCAACGACGACCTCCTGGAAGAGGCCCTTGAATCGGCCTCTCGGGAAATCGACCGACACTGCGAGCGTCAGTTCAATAAGGCCGACGTCGTTTCCACACGGATCTACAGGCCGAAGGGCTGCAAGCTCGTCACGGTGGACGACTTCTACTCGACCGAGGGTCTGGTCATCGCCACAGATTCCGGCGACACGGGCTCGTTCAACACGGTCTGGTCGGAAACGCAGTACGAGCTGGAGCCGCTCAACGGGATCGTGAACGGCGAGTTCGGCTGGCCGTATTTTCGCATCCGGGCTGTCGGATCTGCTGCTTTCCCGGTCACCCACGACCGCGCGAGCCTTCAAATAACAGCACTGTGGGGCTGGAGCGCTGTTCCGGCTCCAGTGAAGCGCGCAACGCTCGTCATCGCCAGCGAGACGGCCAAGCTCAAGGATTCCCCGTTCGGTGTCGCTGGTTACGGCGAATTCGGGCCAGTCCGAGTCAAGAATTCCCCGGTGGCCATGCGCATGCTCGCACCGTACCGGCTTCGTCCCGTGAAGGTGGGCTGATATGACCGAGGCGTCGATTCCCGAAATCATGCTGGGCATCAAGGAACGGCTGGACACGATCCTTGAGCTCAACACCTACGACCACTCACCGGAACAGATAACAGCTCCTGCGGCCTTCGTGACCGTTCCACCGATCTCGAATTATCGGACGGCGATGAAGCGCGGTACGTATGAGATTCGGCCGACAGTGGTTGTCCTGGTGAGCGCCTCATCCGGCGAAGATGGTCAGTACGATCTCGCCGAATACATGACCCCTTTCGGTGACAAGTCCATCGTCCAGGCTATCGAAGGTGATCGAACGCTCGGAGGCCGCGTAAACGATTGCGTGGTCGAGTCCTTCGAGCCTCTCGGCATGGAGCCTGTCGGCCAGATCGAGTACATCGGCGGCGTTTTCACGCTCCGGGTTCTAGCAAGAGGTGGAAGCGAATGACCAAGCGCGCCTACAGGGTGTCCGGTCCCCGACCCGTTGCTGGCGTCGGCACCGGAGGCACGGTGCATCTCGATCCCGAGGCTGTGAATATTCCGGCACTGATCGAGGCAGGGCACATCGAAATCGTCCGGAAGCCGTCCGTGAAGGAATCGGCTCCCGAGAAGACCGCTGAGGAGGTCGCAGCCTAATGGAATTCACCATGACGGACTGTACGGCCTACGTCGGCGGCTACGACTTCACGACCGACGTCAACAAGATGTCGCTCAAGGCCGAGGTCGAAGACAAGGAAAACACGACGTTCGGCAACGGCGGCTGGAAGTCCCGTGTCGGAGGTCTGCGGGACATCACGCTGGACATGGACGGGTACTGGCAGTCGGCCACAGCCGATGCCGTCGATCCCGTGGCGTTCAACAACCTCGGCCAGGCCAACCGCGTCGTAACGGTCTCTCAGACCGGCCAGGCCGGAAGCACGGCCTACTTCTTCGAGGGCGGCTCGTTCAATTACGAGCTCTTCGGCTCTGTCGGCGACGTCACGCCGTTCACGATCGGCCACAAGGGCACGTCCAAGAGCGGCCTCGTTCGCGGGAAGCTGGCTAAGGCCAAGGGCCTCGTCTCGGCTACCGGTGTTGCCGGCTCACCTGTGGAGCTCGGCGCTGTGGCCGACGGTCAGTACCTCTACGCGGTTGTCCACGTCTTTTCTCCCGGCACGACGGTCACGCTGAAGATCGAGTCTGACGCTGCGTCGAGCTTCGCCTCCGCGACCGACGTTGCCGCCCTTCCCGCGATCATCACGGCTGGCGGTACCTGGGTCACCCGAATTGCCGGCCCGATCACGGACACCTACTTCCGGTTCAACGCCACGGCGATTACCGGATCGTTCACGCTCGCTGCTGCCATCGGCATCGGCAGCTAACCCTTCGAGCAAATCTCAGGCCGTCCAGGTGGGCGGCTTTTTTCGTATGCGAGGAGTTTCCGCCGATGGCGACTTTTGTTTACACCGATGCGGTCGTGACGATCAACTCGGTTGACCTGTCCGACCACGTCACCAAGGCCACGCTGAAGATCGACGTGGAGGACAAGGACACCACCGCGTTCGGTGGCAACGGCTGGAAGACCCGGCTCGGTGGCCTGAAGGAGGGCACGGTCGAGCTGGAGTTTAACCAGGACTTTGCGGCCTCCGAGGTGGACGCCACGCTGTGGCCTCTGATCGGCACCGTGACCTCGATTACCATCAAGCCGACTTCCGGTTCGGTCTCCGCGACCAATCCCGAGTATTCCGGCAGCGTGCTCGTGAAGGAGTACTCGCCGCTGGACGGCTCGGTCGGCGACGTGGCCAAGACCTCGGTTTCCTGGCCCACTTCCGGCGCTGTCTCTCGCGCCACATCCTAATAGGAGCGGCGTGTCAAACATTGCCTATATTCAGGGCACAGACGAGCTCGTAGACCTTGCCAAGCGCCTCAAGGAGGCTGGCGACAAGAAGCTACAGCGCGAATTGGCGCGGTCGGTCCGTCAGGTCACGAAGCCCATCGTCAACGACCTCAAGGGCGCGATTAAGTCGCTTCCTGTCTCCGGTTCCCGAGGCCGTGGTTCCCGCACGCGAGCGAACTACGACCTCGACCGGATGAAGAAGCTCACCGAGAAAAACGCGCGCAAGGCGATCAAGCGAGCAGGGCTCCGAGACACAATCGCTCGTGCTATCCGCTCTGACCTTAAGACGTCCGGCCGTTCGGCTGGCGTAAAGATTTCGGTCAAGGGTCAGCTCATTCCTCCGGACCAGCGAGTACTTCCGAAGTACCTGGATTCCGCTAGTGGCTGGCGTCACCCGGTTTTCGGCAATCGCGAAAATTGGGCCGCTCAGAAGGGCCGTCCGTGGTGGATGGTCACGATTCAACCCCATGCCGATAAGGCCCGACAGGAAATCCTCGAAGGTGCTCGGCGAGTAGTCGAAAGGACCGTCATCAAGTGATTGTCACCTACACCCCGCAGGGTGGCACGGCTCAGACCTGGACGTACAAGCAGGACGAGCTGACCTCTGCGGAAGCTGAGCTTATTGAGGACTCGACCGGTTTGACGATCGAGGAGTTCGACGCTGAGCTCATCAAGGGCCGGACGAAGTGCAAGCGTGCGCTGCTCTGGCTCCAGATGCGGAAGGATCACCCGAGTCTGCGGTTCAACGAGGTCGAATTTCGTGTCGGCGACCTGAAGACCGAGTACGACAACGACGAGAAGGCCCTTCTGCGCGACGCCATCGAGAAGTCGGATCTGCCGGAGTCGCAGAAGAAGGCGGCTCTGGAACTGCTCGCCAACACCGAGCCTGAGGCCGAGGTGAATACCAGGGCCCCAAAAAAGGGCGCTGGCGAGAACGACGGCTAAAGTACCTTCCCCTCTTCAGCCACCTGTTCGGTCTCCATCCGTGGGACGTTGACGGGCTGAAGGTCGCAGAATTCCGCGCCTATCAGGGATTCGCGGATGAGTGGGTTGAGGCCCACAACAATTAAATAGCGCGAAGGAGATGTCGTGGCTGACTCGTCCTTGGTTTTTCGACTTTTCGGCCGCGACATCTCCCTCGGCAGGGCGCTCAAGAGCGCTTCGCGTGATGCGGAGACGCTGAACAAGCATCTGAAGGGCGTCGGTTCCGTTGGCGGCTCGGCGGTCAAGCTCACCGGTACGGCTCTCGCAGCCTCGTACATGGGCGCTTCCGCTGCCTCCGCTGCCGGCTCAATCGTCTCCTTCACGGCTGCTCTGGCTCCGGCCAGTGGAATCATCGCGGCGCTGCCCGCTGGTGCTCTCCTGGCCGCTGGCGCGATTGCGACACTGAAGGTCGCGACGTCCGGCATGGGCGATGCCTTCAAGGCCGCTCTGAGCGGCGACCTATCGAAGTTCAACGAGGCAGTCAAGGACCTGAGCCCGGCTGCTCGGGCTGTCGCCACCGAATTCCGCAACATCAAGCCCGTCTTGGACGACCTGAAGCGCAGCGTCCAGGACGCCCTCTTCAAGCCTCTGGTCGGCGAGATCAAGGCCACGGCCACGGCTCTGGCCGGTCCGCTGAAGACCGGTATGTCTGGCGTGGCATCCGAGTTCGGGAATCTCGGCTCGAAGGTGAGCCGGTTCGCTCGCGAAACCCGCACGGTACGGCTCGTCGGTGAAGTCTTCAGCACGCTCAAGACTCAGATTTCTGGAGCCGGTTCTGGGCTTACTCCCCTGCTTCAGGGGCTCCGTGATTTTGCTGGCGCTGCGCTTCCTGCCTTCAAGGGCGCTGGAAATGCGATCGGTGCGCTGGCGACCAAGCTCGGGACGTTCCTGTCCGAGGCCGCGAATTCCGGCAAGGCGCTTGAATGGATCGAGACTGCCAAGGGTGTTTTCAAGCAGCTCGGTACGATCGCCGGAAATATCGGCGGAATTATCGGCTCCGTATTCAGGGCTGCGCAGGGTACCGGTGGCGGTCTTCTCGGCACGCTCGGGCAGATTACCGGCACGCTGAGGGAGTTTTTTAACTCCGCCAAGGGCCAGGAGGCTTTGACCTCCATTTTCAGTGGGCTGGCCAGTATCGGCAGTGCGCTCATGCCTGTTATTCGGGCCTTGGGCGTTGCGCTCGGTCAGGTAGCTCCGCACATCGGAAATATCGCGACTGCCTTGGGTCCTGGCCTTGCTGTTGCTGTTTCGGCACTCGGCCCTGCTCTGACTGCTCTCGGTCCTGGTTTGACCACCGTCGCCCAGGCGCTTTCCGATGCCTTTGCCTCTCCGGAGATGAAGGCTGGCCTGATCGCGCTCGGAAATGGGCTCTCGACTGCGCTTACCGCGCTAGCTCCGATTATCCCGGTCGTCGGTCAGATCGTCGGAATTATCGGCCAGCTTGCTGGTACTGCGCTGACGAATCTCGGCTCCGCGCTTGGTCCGGTTATCTCGGCCTTGGCCGGTGCGCTGAAGCCCGCACTGAGCTCCATTTCGACCGCCTTCGAGCAGCTCGCTCCGCTGATGCAGCCGCTCTACTCGGCGTTCGGAACGCTTCTCGGAGCGGTGATCACGCAGCTTCTTCCGCCGATTCTTCAGCTCGTTCCGTCGCTACTTAATGGACTGGTTCCGGCTTTCGTCCAGATCGCCGAGGCGATTATCCCGCTGATCCCGGATTTGACGGATCTTGCGGTTCTCCTGATTTCTCAGGTGCTTCCCGCGATCATTCCGCTCATTCCGATGGCAGTCAAGCTCGGCGTTGCGTTCGCGCAGATCGGTGTCAAGGTGGCCTCCTGGGTCGCCGCTATGGCACCGAAGATCGAAGCTGGCGTTCGGATCGTCCGGTCTGGTATCTCGACGATCAAGGGCTGGATCGGCCGGCTCAGTGAGATTCCTGGTCAGATCGCGGCCTGGTTCGGTAGGGCCAAGGAAGCGATCGTCGCCAAGTGGAATTCCGCCGTGGCGTTCGTCAAGGGAATTCCGGCGAAGATCAAGGCTGGTCTCGGGAACCTCAAGTCGCTGCTGCTTCAGGCTGGCCGTGACGTCATTCAGGGTCTGATCAACGGCATCAAGGGCATGGCGAGTCAGGCGGCCAGCGCTGCCAGGAACGTCGTGTCGAACGCCATCGCATCGGCCAAGAATGCGCTCGGGATTAAGTCGCCGTCGAAGGTCTTCACCTGGATTGGCCAGATGACGACCAAGGGCCTCGTCAAGGGTCTGCTCGGCGGTACTTCCGAGGTCAAGTCCACGTCGAAGAAGCTGTCCGACACGGTCCTTGCTGCCTGGAAGGGCAAGCGGATTTCCTTCAAGTTCGCTGAGTCCCTCCTGACGATCATCGACCGTGACAACACGAAGCTTCAGGCGTTGGCGACGAAGCGCGAGTCGATTCTCAAGCGGATCGAGGAGGCGCAGAAGTTCGCGACCGATGTCTCCGATAAGGCGCGCAGCACGGCTACTCTGGCGTCGCTCGATTTCGGCGAAGGGCAGAAGGCGAGCCCTGGCGGTATCCGCAAGCAGCTCTCTGTGAAGCTCAGCCAGATCAAGCGGTTCTCCACCGTGGTCAGGCGGCTGGCGGCTCGTGGCCTCAACAAGAACCTGCTCCGTCAGGTGATCGAGGCCGGTCCTGAAGAGGGCCTGGAGCTCGGCGAGGCGCTTCTCCGCGCTGACGCTGGCACGCTCAAGTCCATCAACTCGGCTCAGTCGTCGATCGACTCCGCTGCCACTTCCCTCGGGAAGTTCAGCGCCGATGTGATGTACGACAGCGGGAAGCAGGCCGGGAAGGGATTCCTCACGGGCCTCATGGCTCAGAAGAAGGACATCCTCGCTGCCATCGACAACCTCGCGAATTCGCTGGTTCAGCGTGTCCGTAAGGCGCTCAAGATCAAGTCTCCCTCGCAGGTTCTCCACGCTCTCGGTGCCTACACCGGCCAGGGGTTCGCTGGCGGAATTCTGTCCGAAGTCGGCTCGGTCGAGTCGGCTTCTGATCGTCTGGCCGGAGCGGCAGTTCCTACCGCTGGCTCTCGGCCGGTTGGTCCGCAGTACGGCGCGCAGGCGGCTGCCTCGAATGGCGGCGGCGAGACGAAGGTCATCTTCGACGGCCGAGGCATCGACGGGGAGCTCCTCAAGATGCTCCGCAAGATGGTCCGAGTCGAAGGCGGCGGCTCCGTTCAGACAGCTTTCGGAAAGGCGTAACGATGGCGTTCCCGAACGATCCCTTGGACGTGACGGTCGAGCTCTACATCGACGGTTCCTGGACCGACATCACGACCGATGTGCTCGTTCGGGACGGCATCAACATCACCCGAGGGCGAGCTGACGAGGGCACGCGAACCGACCCCTCGAAGTGCCGTTTCAGCATCAAGAATGTTGACGGGAAGTACAGCCCGCGAAATCCGGTGTCTCCGTACTACGGGAAAATAGGCAGGAACACACCTGTCCGAGTGTCGGTAGACGGGGATATCCGGTTCGTCGGCGAGATTAGCTCCTGGCCTCCGCGCTGGGATCTCTCCGGTAAGGACGTGTGGGTTCCGATCGAGGCTGCTGGAATTCTCCGGCGTCTCGGTCAGGGCTCGACAGCCTTCAGGAGCGTCATGTACCGGGGGCTTACCGTACCTGGTCAGACTGCTCCTCCTGTCGCGTACTGGCCCTGTGAGGACGCTCCTGGCGCTTCATCGCTGGCATCCGGAATCGGCGGTCCGTCCATGGCGGTATCTGGTACTCCGGAGCTGGCCGCGTACGCCGGCTTCATCGCCTCGGACCCGATTCCGCTCATGCGTGACAGCGAATGGACCGGCGTTGTCCCGTACTACGAGCCGACCGGCGCTGCGTCCACCCGATTCCTGATCTACATCCCCGACTCGGGTATCTCGGGGGACCAGGCGCTCGTCACGACCTACACCACGGGTACGGCTACTCAGTGGGTCATCCGGTACGGGAACTCTCCGACCGGATCGCTGAAGGTGCAGGCGTACGACGCTGACGGCTCGGTGCTGCTCGACTCCGGCTTCATCACGTTCAACGTCATCGGCAAGAAGACCAGGATCTCGCTCGACCTGAGCCAGGTTGGTTCGGACATCGAGTGGGACGTTTCGACGCTGGAGCCTGGCGCTTCCGTTGGCCTGACGTTCGGTGGCACGCTCAGCTCGCAAACGCTGGGCCGTGTGCTGAAGGTCGTCGCCAGCGCCGGAGGCGGCATCCTGGATTCGGCCATGGGCCATATCTCCGTGCAGTCGGCGGTTGAATCTATCCACGACCTCGGCCCGCAGCTCGGAGCGTACGACGGCGAATCGGCCGGACGTCGGATTGAGCGGCTCTGTGCCGAGGAGAACATCAGCTTCACGTCAGCCGGCGATTTGGATGACTCGACCAAGCTGGGCCCGCAGACTCCGGACACCTTCATCAACCTCATCACCGAGGCCGCTGAGACTGACCTCGGACTCCTGTACGAGCCGAGGAACGATCTCGGTCTGGCGTACCGGACGAGGACGAGCCTCTACAACCAGGCAGCCATGGTGGCGCTCGACTACGAGGAAGGCCACCTGGCCCCTCCGCTGGAGCCCGTTGACGACGACCAGTCCACCCGGAACGACGTCACAACCACCAGGAAGTCTGGGTCCTCTGCGCGGTACGTAATGGAGTCCGGCCCGCTGTCTGTGGCTGATCCTCCGGCCGGTGTCGGCCGGTACGACGAGCAGGTAACCGTCAACGTCCAGTCGGACGGCGAGCTCCTGAACCAGGCGAACTGGCGAGTCCACCTCGGCACCGTTGACGAGGCTCGGTACCCGCAGATTACGGTTGACCTGTCCAGCCCTGGCGTAGCCAGTGACGCTGGACTGACGGCTGACGTCGTCTTCATGGACCTCGGTGACCGGCTCACGATCGACAACCAGCCCGCGTGGCTGCCTCCGAATCAGATCAGCCAGCTCGTCTACGGCTGCTCTGAGCGCATGGCTACCTACGACTGGGAGATCACGGTCAACTGCGTGCCGGAAAGCCCGTGGCAGGTCGCTGTCTACGGGACGTCCCGGTATGGCACCGAGTACAGCACCTTGAACTCCTCGGTCACCAGCTCCGCAACGAGCATCTCCGTGGCCACGAGCAAGGGACCGCTCTGGACGACCTCGGCCGGTGACCTCCCGCTGGATATCGAAATCGGCGGTGAGCGGATGCGGGTCACTGCGATCTCAGGATCGAGCTCTCCTCAGACGTTCACGGTCACCCGGCACATCAACGGAATCACAAAGTCGCACTCGTCCGGCTCCGTTGTGAAGCTCGCTAATCCGGCTGTCCGAGCACTCTGATCAAGAGAAAGAATCATGCCTGACATCACTGATGGCGCGGTCGCCTCAGCGTCCGATTTTCCTCCGTCCGTCTACGCATTCGACGACACACGGATTTCTGACATCGACAGCACGTCCTACATCACCGGATCGCCAGTCGTGTTCGTGTATTTCACGGCTCCGACGTCCGGGAAGGTGCTTTTGACGATCGGCGGAGGTCTCCAGGATTCCAGTACGGCCAACCGAGTTCACCTGGCTCCGGTTGTCCGTGAGGACGGTCCTGGAGGCTCTGCCGTCGTCTCGGCCAACGTTGTCACCCGAGGAATCGGCTGCCCTGAGCAGACGACGTCGTTCATGTACCTGTCCAGAACGTCGCTCATTACGGGCCTTACTCCTGGCCGCACGTATTACGCGCACACGGCTCACAAGGTGTCCGGTGGTTCGTCCGGAGACATCGCGTCTCGCGATCTAACGGTGGTGCCTGTTTCATGAGTAATTACACGGCTGGTACGCGAATCAACGCGCTGGATTTTCCGCCGTCGCAATTCAACCGAGACGGTACTGACGTGGTCGCGACCTCTAACTCTTATTCGGATGGAAGTCCGCAGGTATCAACGACGTTCACGGCTCCGACATCGGGCCGAGTTCTCATCTCGATCGGTGGTGGAATTCGCGGAGACGGGACTCGCCGAGTCCACCTAGCGCCTGTCGTGAAGCAGACCAACGACTCGGGCACGACGGTCCTGTCCCCGAACGTGGTCACCCGAGGAATCGGCGTTCAGGAAAACGCGACCGGCTACGTCTACTACACCCGCACGACGCTGCTCGAAGGGCTTGAGCCTGGTCGTGTGTATTTCGCGAAGGTCCAGCACAAGGCTTCATCCGGCTCAGGGACTACCAACGGGTTCGACACCCGCGATATTTACGTCACGCCTGTGTCCTAGGAGGATTTATGCCGGACATCCTCGTCGGCGCGAAAATCAAGGCTGCCGATAATCCCGCCTCCGTCTGGGCGCAGGACACGACCGAGATTTCCAACATCTCGTCCACGTCCTGGATCGCCGGCTCGCCTGAAGTTGGCGTGACTTTCGTCGCACCGACTAGCGGCAAGGTCCTGATGTTCGTCGGCGGCTCTGCCAGGGCTAACACGGGTGACGACCGGATTCAGATGTCCGCGAACGTTTTCCTGGGATCGAACAGTTCGGGCACGCAAATCCTGTCTCCGAGTGTCGGCTTCACTGGATGCGGATTTTCGGCGGCATCGACAAGCTACTACTACCAGAACCGGTTGTTCCACTTGACCGGGCTAACGCCTGGCTCAACGTACTACGCACGAGTGATGTATTCGGTCGTCAACACGGGAACCGCGAACAACGCGGGTGACATCTCGTGCCGAGAAATCGGCGTGAGTCCAATCTCCTAGCACTCCATTTTTCGGGGAGACCATGACCGAATTCCTGGCCATCGCTGGTGGCCTCGTAACTATCGCTACCGCTGTGGCCGTCGTCATCCAGATCATGAAGTTCCTGAAGAAGGTGTCCAACTTCATCGACGACTGGCAGGGAGAGCCCGAGCGTCCTGGAGTTCCTGGCCGTGATGGCGTGATGACTCGACTGGAGAAGATCGAGGCCGAACTGAAGACCAACCACGGATCGTCTCTGCGCGATGCGATCAACCGAATTGAGGCCAATCTTGACGACCTGAGCTCTCGGTTCGATGAACACGTCAAGCAGTCCGACTCCGGCCGAATTCCTGGCCTGATCGACGAAAGCAACTAAGGAAGTCCTCATGGCAATGGCTACGGCTTTTCTGAACGTGTGCGCTGACGCTGGCGGTGCTGCGATCACGCACATCGGGCTCGTGAACGGCTCCGGTACCGAGCTGACTGGCGGCTCGTACGCGCGCAAGGCGGTCACCTGGACTACGGCCTCGAACGGCCTGATCCGTCCGAGCGCTGACCTCGTGTTCGATGCGCCGGCTGGTTCGACGGTCGCTGGTTGGCGCGGTTTCTCGGCCTCCACGTCTGGTACGAACTACGGCGGCGCTGATCTGACCTCTCAGGCATTCGCCACGGCGGGCACGTACACGCTCCTGGCTGCCAGCACTTCGATCGACCTCGACTAATCCGGTAGCTCGGACGACAGGAGGCCGACAGTGAATAAGCGGGCCAGGTCCGAGAAGATCATCCGCTCGTTCAGGAACGGCCGGAAGCCGAACCGGTCTGGTCGTCCTGAACGTGTGCGTGGCGGGAAGCGCCTCGTCTTCACGGCCGAGCCGGGCTACATCCGGAGTTCGGCTGGCGAGATCATCGGCGTAGACGCATGGGTCGAGCTCTACGACGAGTCCGGCCGAGAAATCCCGATCGACCCGCACCGCAGGATCGTCAACCCGCCTACCGTCCCGAGGTCTGGAGAGGACGACCCGTACGAGGCGTTCATCGAGGCCGTCTGGGATTCGGTCGAGTCCGCCCCCTACCCTCGTGGCTGGCGTACTGCTGGCACAGTTACCACGGTATTCGGCGACACCGCAGACGGTCGTCTCGAAGGCCAGGGCGCTACGTACACCGTGGCCAGACAGGGCACCGGAACAATCCAGATCGACACCACGGGCGTAACCTCCGCCACGGGGCAGTTCTTCAGCTCGACCTACTCCTGTTACCAGCAGTTCTGGTCGTTCGACACGTCCGCCATCACCGACACGGACGAGGTCACAGGCGTCACGCTGGAGCTGTACCAGACCGGCCAGAACCTCACAGGTGGCAACTTCACGGTCGAGGCCCGAGAGTTCGACTGGGGAACGTCGCTCACGACTGCCGATTTTCGGCAGGGAAGCACGCTGGCCAGTCTCCCGCTGCTCGCCAGCATCGCCACCAGCGGTATGGGGACGCTCAACCGGTACTACGCCTTCACGAGCACGAGCGCGTTCCTGACGGCATCGGGTCTGAAGACCGGCTCTGTCCGGCTGCTCACGACCTCCTCGAAGCAGCGGACTGGTACGGCTCCGACTGACCGTGAGTTCGTCCAGTTCGCGACTGCGGAAGCTTCCGGTACGACGACTGACCCGAAGCTGACGATCACGCACGGAGACCCGAACGCGGTCCGATTCATCGGGGCATCGCACGCCAACTCCCTGAACGGCGTGATGCCGTCGAATACGCAGTCCGGCGATATGTTGATCGCCATTATTCAGGCGAGTCAGCCGCCTACCGGCCCTACTGGCTGGACGAAACTCGGCGACGACCGGACAGCCAACGGTTACACGGCGAACGTCTGGTACATCGTCCGAGGCGCTTCCAACCCGGATCTGAGCTGGGCCAACTTCGGCGTGAACCCGTCCACGGACATCGTCGCTTACCGGAACGCCGGTTCAGCGCCGCATGTGTGGGCTCAGAGCTCTGCTGGTAGCAGCGTCGCTCCGTCCGTGACCACGACGGCCGCCAGTACCGTCCTGGTCGCTCTCCACGCCGATTACCAGGCTGCGGCCTCGGTGCCTTCCGGAATGACGGAGCGTACCGTCAGCGCGGACTTCAACCGGATTGCTGATCTGGCCGTTCCCTCGACTGGCGCAACGGGCACGAAGACGTTCGGCGGAACCACTCCGATGGGCGCATGGTCCATCGTTCTCGCTCAGGCCGGAAGTTCCGAGGATCACTCTGGCGGGTCGTCCACGTCGGTCAGCCACACCGCATCCGGAGCTGGTCGTGCGAGCTTCTCCGGCAGCTCTTCGACCTCGATCTCGGTCACGTCCTCGGCTGGCGGATCGGTAGCCTTCTCGGCGGGTTCAGGGACTTCCGCGACCGTCTCCGTGTCGGCTTCCGGTTCCCCTGGTCCTTCATCCGGCTCCGGTACGCCTGTCTCGGTCAATGTCGCTTCGGCCGGCTCTCCGGGCTTCCTGGGCGGTTCCGACGTCACGGTTGAGGTCGTCGCCACAGGTGGTGGTCAGGCATCCTCGGACGCGTCGGGAGGCTCCAGCTCGGTCGTCTCGGTGACCGTGTCTGGTGCCGGTTCTGCGGCCTTCTCCAATGGCTCTGAGACGTCCCTGACGCACGTCGTCACTGGCTCTGGTTCTGCCAGCGCTGCTGGTGGTTCCAGTGTCGTCGTCACGCACTCCGTGTCCGGCGGCGGCATCGTCCTGGTCGTGGATATCTCCATCGAGATCGCTCCGACCGTCGTCATCCGGCGCTTCGAGCTCGGGACGTCGAAGATCGGTATCGAGTCCGACGACAACCGGCTGTCCGCGTCGTCCGATGACAACCGGGCGCGAGAGCTCGTCACGATGGCCAGCTCGTCTGTCCGTGAGCGTGTCTCCGTCGAGTCGACTCGACTTCTCACGGAAATCGGAGAAGACCGGCTCGGTAAGAGCGTCGATCCTTCCCGTGTTACCCGAATGGAGTGAGTGTTGGCCGAGATTTTCCACACGGCTACCGAGTACGTAGCCAACGCGATCACGATCACCCGAGGCAGCGTTGCCGACATCGTCTCGGTTGGCGTCTATCACACGACCGACCCGAACAGCGTCCCATCCGTGGAGGACTTCACGAGCGTGACGCTGGTTGACGGCACGGCTGCCGAGCCTGATCCGCTGGCCGAGGCTGGCGTCATTGACGTCCTGTCTCTAATCGGCCCGAGGAACGGGGAAGTCGAGCTGACTGCTGGCGACTACCAGCGCTTCGTCCTCATCACGACCGCGACCGAGGACATTATCCGCAAGGTCGATGTCCTGACGATCCTGTAAGGAGGACGTCGGCATGCCGATTTCACAATTCGCTGGCTGGCTGACCGTGCCCTACTCCGGCCACGACCTGTCTCGGGTGTTCATCGCTGTCGGCGACCCGAACGACTGGCGACCGGCGTTCCTGGACTGGGCTGATGGCGAGCGCGTGGCGAAGATCCGGCCTCCGGCTCCGACTGGCAAGGCCGTCAAGGTCTGGCTGAAGGTGAACGACTCGGTGACGGAAGTTGGCAAGGTCATCCACTAA